TGGGCAAGTCGAAGCTCTAGTTTTAGCCTGCGGTCCTGTACTTCAGGCGTCTCTGTTCGGAGCATGGGAGCCTCTCACAATTGTTTCACGTGAAACATTATATGGGATTTGTTGTAGCAAAAAACGCACCCGTTAAGCCATATCATTTTTTACGGGATTATTTTCGCGGAACAGAGCCGAAGCCGTCGCCCTTCCCCGCGAGGGCTCAGATTCTCGGGCCGATCGCGCTTAAGTCACTGAAATCATTGACTGAATCGATCGCGGGGCCCCTGAGCCCGTGTACGTTAACCGGATAACGTACACACGCGCCAGGAAACAAACACGCGCGCCCGGCCAGCCTGAGAAGATTAAAAACGAAACGCGCGCCGGAATCCATCTTGTCCGGAGCGTGAGCCGATAGCAGGCGCAAGCTTGTCGCGCACCATGCGCGCTAACACGTTGCCACGGCGCACGGATCACGGCGCACGGGCGCGAACTAGTCCGCCGCGTTTTGATGAACCGGGGGAAAAGTGACGTTTGGCGATTGCAACCCAAAACCGTCCGCCTGGACGGAATCACCACGGATCGACGGGCGGGCGGATCGGGGCACGCTCGAACACCGGGCGGATCGGCGGCCTGGGGATCGGCGGCCTGGGGATCGGCGGCCTGGGGATCGGCGGCCTGGGGATCGGCGGCCTGGGGATCGGCGCGCGGTTCGCGAACCGGGTCATACGTTTCGCCGCCCATGCGGCAGGCGGCCCGGGGCAGGATTAACGGACAGTAACGCAAACCATAAAAAAGGGCCCGCATAACGCGGGCCCAGTGTGAAGGGATATGTTGTGCGGGTTAGGCGTAAAGAATATCCTCCGCCGCCTCCATTGCTTTCGCTTTCAGTTTCGCGCCGGTCCCCGTACCCAATAGATTGGACGCGATATTGAAAGAAGCGCCGCGATCCTTTGTGGGGTTGTGATCGGCGGACCATGTCACGGTATTAAACGCGCCCCAAAGCGTGCCGCGCGTCGATTCCATATCGTGGCCGGGATTAATCGACGAGTCCGGCTCCGTCGTTACATCGTCGGGCAGGCGAGTCGCTACGCCACGTGCAATTTGATCTAACCGGTCCACCACGTATAGCGCCACGTCCGCAGAGTCAGCCTTACCGACTGGCACGAACGCTTGTCCGCGATGCGACGCCATGGCTTTGCGAACACCAATGGAATGACGCACGCGCCCGTTTTCTTCTGTCTTTTCGCGTCCGCCATAAACCGCGCGGAAGTATTCGAGCGCCTCCGCATCCGACAAGGCGCGGTTAGCGGCTGCAATTGCGAACTGTGAAAACTCGCCAAACGACGCGCGGTTGAGTCCTATTGCGGTAGTGATAGCATCCGCGTCGAACTCGACTCTATGGTCATGGCAAACTAAACCAGCCTTTTCGCCAAGTGCGGCTTGCACAGTGTTTTCGCAAACTGTCCGCGTATTACAGCCAACAAATTTGTTGGACTCGCTTCCAACGTGACTCACTGTCGAAAGCAAACGACTAACGAGTCGGTCATGACCGGGCAAACTAAATTCGTCGCCCGTTTCTAGTTGGATGAAAACCTTACTCCCGCCAAACAATGCGCCAGCCGTGATTATTTGGAAATTGTGGGCGGTCTCTATATGCGCGGCCAAGTCCACAAGCGCCGAATTTTGAACGGGTTGCCAATCGCCCGCGACGAACCGCCCGAAAACCGTGTGCGGATCATCTACTCGGCTGATGTGGTACGAGTCCGGAATTGGCGAACCGTCCCCAAAGCAGTTGGGCGTTAATTGCACGTCATAATCTAAGCGCGCGGCGTTCATAATATCCTGCGGCGAAGCGCCGGGCTCAAACGTTTGCGGGTTGGTTTCGGCAGCGTGCCATGGCAACGGATCGCCCGCTCTAAAGGCCATTGCAAAGCTACCATCTTCAGTCTGTAAAATTTCATGTGGCATAGTCGACTCCATATAAAAAGGGGCGGGATTGCCCCGCCCAAGTTTTACGGGATTTATCCCGGAGACGCAACCGCTTATTTCGCGGTACTATTAACCGCGCCTAGATCGCCCGCGATATGGGGCCGGAAAACGGATCTCGGTTTTAGCGATTGCGCGAACCGCGTTATTTTCTCGGCGTCGGATTCGTCCGGTTGCGTCCGTTTGGAAAGATTGCGCCAGTGTATCGCCACGTTACCGCCACCCGCATAGCAGCCGCCGCGCTTGGAATTGTCGCCCGCTTTGCGTTTCGCCGCGCCGTGGGCTGTAAAAAGAATCGCGTAGTCCCGGTCCGGTCTCGCACACAACGGCGTACCATTACCGCACCCGGCGCACCCGATTCCGGTTGTTTCGTCCGGACAACGGACCATTTTAACGCCGTGCGCCGTCGTTACCTTGTGGCTTGGCTTATCATCCCAAAACGACTCCGGGACAACCGCGACGGACGCGACTCCGCGTTTAATGTAACTGGCCGCTTGCCGCAACGTGTCGGCGCTGAAATTAAAAACGGTTCGCCCCGGCTGATTCTCTTCCGCCCACAATTCCGGTTTAAAATGCGTAAATAAAAACGCGATCCCTTTACGCGGCACGGCGCGACGGACGGCGTGCTCATATTCGCGGTCGATCTCGGTTGTCCCCGTTTCATAAGGTTTAAGCGGACAACTATCTGGGCATGTCGCATAGATCTCGTTTTCGCCCGCTCTATACGCAACGTCAATACCGGCGGTTTTCTTCGCGCGGCTATTTTGTGTGCAGTTAATCATTTTCCGACTCCCATGTCTCAACATCCCTGGAAAATATCCGAGCGTAACGTGAGTCAATGTTCTCAGATGGGAACAAATGCCTAGCGTACCGTTCGGCGTCTTCTTTGGTGCTCCAAAAAATGGGGAAACGTTCGCGCCGGGACGGGACGTTAACAAACCATATTTTATTCATTTTCCGACTCCTATCCTTTGTACGACTCAATGCCGTATTTTTGCATCCAATTTGCCAGCGTTTGATAACTGGATAACCCGAGCAATTCGGCGGCGGCGGTTTTATTCCCTTTGCTAAGATTCAAAGCGGTGCGAATGCGTCGGCAAACGAGTCCCGCTATTTCGGATTGCAGGCCCGCATAGTGCCGCGTCATTAACGAATTGTCGGATGGCAATTCCTCGCAGAGCGGATTCTGTTGCGTCCGCTCAATTGTTTCGAGGCGCTTTTCTAGTTCATCGATACGCGCGGCCAATGGCGCAGTAGCGGACGATACTGAAAAGTTAGGTAAAACGGTCATAAATCGACTCCCTCGATTTTATCCCGGTAATGCTCGCGCTTGTCCTCTAGATATTTGCAAGCGGACGTTTGCCAGCCGCCTTCATTGCCATGGCAGCAGAAATGAAACCAGGGTCGCGGGTCACCTAACCGTTCCACTTTAAAAACGTGCCACGGCAAGTTAACGTGCCAGTATTGCCACAACCGACTAAACAACCGTTCCATGATTTGGTGGTAAGTTCTCATAACTCGACCTCCTATATGATAAGAAAATTTATCATATGGGAATAATCTTATATGACAAGCAAAAAAGAGCCCGCCGTAATGGCGGGCCAAGTAGGGCACGGAGTCAACGTGCAGTTTTTAGGTGAGAGATGCCGCGACAATCGGGCGCGTGTCTTTGTTTAATGCCGCATAAGAAGCGCGTTCGATTGGCACGGACGGGCGGTCCGCCTGGACAAACGAATCATATTTATATGGGTTGTAGGTTACGCCTACCATATCGGGCGCGGCGTCAGGCGCGGCGTCCCGTACAACGCCAACAATTCCCGCGTGTACATTTTTGCACTTGTCTTTCAATACGCGGAGTCGGCCTGCTTGGCTCACCTTGAATTGACAAGATTCGACGTGAATTCTGTCGGCGTGCGCGATGACTCGGCCTTTGTTTTCGCCATCCAACGCCTTGATGCTGAAGCACTTTTTGTGCAGATTCCAGTATACAAAACACTTCCGCCCAACGGCGGAATCAATCGTCCCTATTTTCCGCATTTTTCGACTCCTTTATCTCCCCTTGTGAGTCGCACGTTTTGCACGACGCTATCCTGTTTATTGTTTTCCGGCCCAATTTTTTAGGCAAAAAACAAAAATAAGTTTGCCGCACGTACCCGTTTCCATGACACGTTCGACAAATCATCCCTTGTCCTCCAGCCAGTGGGCCAATTTTTCAATAACTTCCTGCAACCAATCCGCGAACCATTCCATATTGGACTCCTCTGTTTAGACGTAAGGTAAATTCGGTGTGCGGTCGTACATGACATCGTTCGCCATCTCGCACGTCGCCTTGTTCCGCAAATCGTAGTTCCCGGCCTCGTACTGGTCGGACCAATACTGCAACATCTCCAGAATGAACCCCGCGATTAGCTGCTGGTTCGTGCGATGCTCTCGGCTTATGGCATCAATCAAAACCGCAGGCTTAATTCGGCGAAGCTCCTCCGCAACACGCTCTGCACGGTCGCAGACGCTTTGAATTTCAGGTACTGTTCTGACTTCCCTGGTCTTAATATCGGTCAGCATACTCGACTCCTAGTTATGGGAATTAACCCATACCAGACTCAGACGGGCGACGTCAACTTAAAAAATTCCTGCCAATCATACGGTTCCGCAAAAACAGCCAGAGGCGGTACGGTTGAAGTGCCGTCCATACGGAGATCAACAGCACTGGCAGCAGGAAAAATGCTAAGATCCAGAGTGCGGTCGCGACAGACAATAAAAATAGGCCCCCTGGAATGCCGACTAAGCCACGCACACTGATGGGCGGACAAATTGACCTTACCAGACCGTCCTTTAATAACCTTAAGTTCCAAAAGGCTGATGACGCCACGCTCGTTACATAAGAGGACATCAGGGACTCCCGGAAGGGCCCAACTTTCCAAGCGGGTTGTTTCAATCTTCCGCCCCGACTTTTTCAGTCCGTCGCTTATCAGACGCCACAACCCCGCTTCCCGATTCTTCAACGCCTTCCTCGGCATCTGGTTCGATGATTTCTTCGGGGGTGATGTCAATAACTGGTTCAAAACTTTGTCTAATTCGGTCGAGTTCACGTTCTACATCCTCGCGGCTCATCTGGTCGATTGACCCGGTTCTGATCTCTGACTTGCTCACGTATATGTCGCCTTGGGCCTGTCCTCTCCTGTACTCGGCCTGAACGGCGGCGGAATAAGCACCATTCGCCAGTGCCACGTCACGTATCTTCTGCAAATCGCGGACGTGTTTTTTGTAACCAACTGCGTACATCTCGTCTAATTCGTTCCTGTATCTTGCGATCTCATTAACAACGTGCGGACAGATATTGTAATTGGTTAGTTCGTGGGCTCTGGCATGGGCCGATCCCGCCGGATACCCGGCTCGAATAGCCGCTTCCCGCATCGTTATAAGTCCATCGTTGCTCACCAATTCCTTGACGAATTTTTCCTGCCGCCGCGTTAATTTACGGTTGGGCCCACGATTCCCACCTTTTTGAGGTGTACCACCTGTACCGTCAGTCTTTTTGTACACTTTATTTTGGTTGCCCATACTACCTCTCCAAAAGCACTCTAACCGCACTTTTTCCTTTAGTTTCATGGCTGTACCGCCAGTGTACCACCGATTAACTTTAACTTCGTCCAGTAAGTGGTATAGGACAAGTCCTGAAACAGTTAACCTGAGTTAAAATACCCTACGTCACTCCGAAAACAAACTGCAATTAACTGAGACAGCGTCCCGCAACCAAGATTACGTGTGTTCCTAGCCGGTACGCCTCCAGATCCAAAAAACCCTTATAGAAGATATGGTTAGTAGACTGTACCACCTGTACCACCTGTACCGTCTAAAAACTCGGGAATTTATTTTTTTTTTTTTCAGGAATTTACTTCTATAGTGGGACGGCGGTACGCCAGCCCCCTGTAAAGCAAACCTGAGTGGGGCGGAACGGCCTCTACGGCCTTGGGCCTTTGGCCGTCCGCACCCTAACGGTTCCCAGGAACCGGCTTCATTCGCAGCCCGACTACGTTTTTTTGCGGTTGTGAAACCGCTTCCATCGTTTGTGGTCAGGAACCAACTAGCCGATCACGACTCGGTGTGTTCAATTTGTATCCGGTAGCCTTTTTGGTAGGCCAGTTTCGCAAA